GCTCTATGTCAAGCAGAGTGGGATCGGAAACACTGGTTGGGTTGGAAAATAATGAAACCCATTGCTGAACTCGCCCCTATCGCTAGAATTTCTCTGTTTGTTTTTAGCGGATGGTTACAAGGACAAGGAGTTGACTCTCAAGTCGTAACCTATATTAAAACAGACCCTGAAGTCCTTTCTGTTGTAGTTTTAATTCTTACAGGTGCGTGGTACACCTTGGCAAAAATTAAAGACTGGAAGCGATAGACATAAAAAAGCCCCGCCACCGAAAGGTGAGCGGGGTTCTTTCATTTCTAACGTTTGATTTCAAACGGTCTTGTTAACATATAAGCGCCAATCACAGTGATGACTGTCCAGTTTACAAAATCTCCGGGGTAAGGTGTAACTCCCCATTGTAATACTGTGTCCCACAAGATTGTCTTCCAGATGTATACCACTACAGGAAATGCAATGGCAGGTCTGATCCAAGCTGTTAGCCATCGTTTCTGTTCTTCAAGTAAGAGCGCTCTCTGAGCTTCTAGATAAGCCAGAGTTTCTTCGGTTTCCAATTTGGCTTTGTCTGTGGTAGCATTAAGCTTAGCCTCGTATGCGTCGCCAATTCTATCAGTAATTTGACCAAGGAGTCCCCCTCCAAATAGTTGTAACAACCAATTCATTTGACTTCCTTCACCAAAGCTTGAAAATATCTAGCGGGGGTTGTGCTAACACCACCTTGCAATTTCCAACCTTCTTGTAAAGCTTCTTCAACTTTGCCCATAAACACATAAGGAGACGGGGCTTCAACAATTTTATAAAGAGTTTTCATTTAATTAAATACTCCCACGAATAAGGAAAGAGTTTGTCCATTTGTTCGCTAATTTGTTGAGCTACAAGACGTGTCTCATATTGTGTATCATTTTTAAGGCGAAGCTTGCACATATCAGCAAAAGCATCTAATGATCCAGACCAATACCATTCAGTCATAATAGATTGAGGTAAAATCATACGGGCTTGTTCAGGGGCTACACCTTGTTTAATCATACTTTCGTATAAGTAAAGTATGTCTCCCTCTGTTTTAAACTTCCAATCAGTCATGTCTACATTTTGAATACCATCAGGCCATTGAACTTCAAAGTTCATTGAGTGAACACCCTCTGAACCTTGCTTCTTATCTTCTGAACGACAACGCCACACATCAGGAGAGTATAATTCAGGGGGGTCATCTACGTAACGTCTACTAACTTCGTTCCAACGAAGGAACTTATGTTTGACAAGCTGTCTGGCTACGAAGATGGGGGCTTTGACATGAAAGGAAGCAAAAGCATGACCAAATGGAGACATGTGTTTATGCTCAGCAAGGTAACGAATTAGTCCTACATCAGCTTTAGATAAGTACACATGACCGTCTTTATCTGTCACCCAATCACTTTTCTTCTTAAAGCTAACTCTTGCTGCGTTGACCACAGAGAGATCATTCCCCATGTGGTCAACTAAAGTTGCAACAATTTGTGTCAAATACCAACCCCCCAGCTTACACATTTACCAATGAAAGTGATGGCAGGGTTAGTTGCGATAAGCATGTCCAACCCTTCCTGTAAAAGGGTTTTACAACCCTCTTCTGTCAAGAGGGACATAGCCCCATCTGGTACGAACTGCTTACAAAGGTTGTTCACACAACCTAAGACGACTGGTGTAAAAGTTAACTGCATTCTTTCTGTCCTGTTTCAAGGTTGATGTAACATGCTCCCCCTTCCACTACTTCCTCTTCTTTAGGGGCAGCAGTAAGTAAAGCAAAACGTTTTCCAGAAATACGGAAGGTTGTGCAACCACTAGCACCTCCGTCGTAAGCTCTCATATAAACTTCTTTGAACTGATCCCAAGTAACATCGTCACCAACGTTACACGTCTTGGAACAAGCGCTGTCTACATATTCAGACACGAGAGTTAACATATCTACATGATCAAACACTGGAACTTGATCAGCAGTTTTACCTAATACGGTGAGAAATTTATAAGCATAGTCTTCTACTCGTTCCATACGTGGTCCATCAAAGGTTTGATACGGACGGTCATAGTAGAACTAAACACAGGCTCGATACCAGAGCTTACATTGTCAGCAGCAATACTAATACTACCAGTGGGAGCAATACTAAGCAAATGACTATTTCGTAAACCATATTTTCTAATATCCTCTCTGATATTTTCTGGCAATTTCTTTGCAAACCCACTGTCTAATAGGTCAACAGAGAACAAGGGGAACGTACCCTTTTCTTTTGCAAGGTTGATAGAAGCTTTATAACACTCATCACGAATAACAGTCATAATAGACCTAGTGATTTTTTTACAACCCTCAGAGCCATACAAATGATCCATAGCTTCTACAACATTAGCTAGACCTGTGACGCCAATTCCCATTCTACGTTTAGATTTGGCTTCTTGCTCCTGCTGAGGTAGGGGGTAGATAGCCCTATCCACAACATTATCAAGAGCACGTACAACTTCTGGAATGTCTTCGATAAGTTGGTTGTATGCAAACCCATATCTATGTCTCCCTGCACTTTCATCTTCGTAACGATAAAGGTATTTAGTAAGATTGAAACTCCCAAGAAGACATGCACCATACGGGGGCAGAGGTTGTTCTCCGCACGGGTTTGTAGCCGCGATAGTTTCACAATAATGTAGATTATTTTTCTTATTAATTGTGTCCATAAACAAGACACCCGGATCAGCCCAATCCCAAGTAGAACGAAGGATCAAGTCCCAAAGATATTTAGCCTTGATGGTTTTATAAACCTCTCCTTTCCACACAAGATCAAAATTGCCGTCTTCTTTAACAGCTTTCATAAACTTGTCAGTGACACCAACAGAGATATTGAATTGGGTAAGCTCAGTGTGGTTGTTCTTACTCGTAATAAACTCTTCAATGTCAGGGTGGTCTACTGGCAACACCCCCATCTGTGCTCCCCTACGATGACCAGCAGAAGAAATAGTTTTACAGAGAGCATCAAACACAGACATGAACGACAGAGGACCAGAGCTTTGGCTGTCAAGGCTCTTAATTCTTGCCCCTCGTGGGCGGAGGGTTCCAAAATTATATCCAATACCTCCGCCCAGTCTCAATGTCTCCGCTGCTTCCGTAGCTGCTGTCATAATGCCGGACATTGAGTCTTCAATAGTTCCGCTTACAAAGCAATTATACGGGGTAGTCTGACGTGGAGCACCGATGGCCGATTGGATACGACCAGCGTTGAGAAATCTTTGTTCACGATAAATACGTTTCAGTTTCTGGAAATGTTCATTATCGTCTGCTAACGCCCCGGCTTGACGAATAATAGAGGCGTAGAAATCTTCCCCCGGAGATTGAAATTTCATTTTATGAATTTCGTTGGCAAAACGGGTCTTAGGGCCATATGTTTTTACGTCTGTCATACTAAGTCTTTCAAATCAGGGGGTAGGTAGTTAGGGCCTTTTAGAACTTTACCATCTTCACGATAGATTGGTTTACCGTCTTCTCCGAGCTTAGACATATTACTTTCATGAACACGTCTTACTGCTTCATCTAAATCCCAACCAGCCCATGCTGCAAACCCATAGGTAACATATACTAGATCAGCAAGCTCTTTTAGTAGAGCTTCATTGCTTTCATGACAATAAGCATCCCACACTTCATCACATTCTTCTTTGATAAGATCATGTCTCATATCACTTTCGTTAGTAAGGTTGTCAGGATTATGACCTTGACTAACTTTTTGACCCATAGCAATAGCAAACTCTTTAGTCATGTCGAGAGGCGTCTTAGACGCCCTCTTCATGTCAGCTTCTGCCTCTTCTTCAAACATCATCCTGCATTCCTACCCAATGAATTACTCTTATCTTTCTCTGGGTGTCGTACTCTGCCCCACCCACCGCAGTCCATACACACAAACTTTTTGTAACAAATACCAGAATTAGTGTAATAAAACCCTCTCCATTGAATATTTTTAGAGCCACACTTAGGGCAAGTAACTACTTCTCTATCAGAGTCTCTAACAACATTAGGGTGAGTTCTCATATAAGGACGAAGACGAAGGTACAAAGCTTCTAATGAAACAACGTCAGCAATGTTGTATTCTTTCATCTCAGCCCACGCTGCATCTTCTCCTCGTAAACACCCAAGCCATAGTTCAAAGCCCGGATATTTCTTATGGTCTTGTTTCTTAGGAAGCCCTAGTTGATCACAGAGGTTAGCGAGGGAATTACTAACAAGCCGTAACTCTCTCCTAGCTGTACGAAGAGTGTCCACAACAATATAAGGACTAGGAGGAGTAAAGCCGTGTATGACCCCGCGCCCGATGATCGTTGGCAAATCAAATTTAGCACCGTTATGAGCCACAACAATATCAGCAACATCGAGCAAATCATACAGGCTACGAACAATACCACTGTCATCACTTTTTCTATTCTCTTTATAGAACACTTTGTCTTCGTCTAACCACTTAGCAGCAAAACTCATAATATGAGACTTTGACACCCACTGGTTTTGACCTACGTTTTGTTGCCATGCTCCCCACACATAGGCAATGTTGGGAGCCGTTTCAATATCTAAAATTAAAATTCGTGCGTTCATACTAACTCCAAGGCCACATTACAAGAATAAGAATGCAAACAACGAATAAAATAAATTGAAAATAATTAGACTTCAACATTAGAAATCCTTTCTTTTTCAAATTCAATTAAAATTTCAATCGTATGAATAGCTTTTTCTAAATCAGCTACCCCGCCTTTGTCTCTAAAACGTGTAATATATTTAATAGCAGTGTGTTGTGCTGGATCAAGCCCGTTTCGTAAACTGTATTCAAAAGGTTGAATGGGGAGGTCTTTATAATGGACCCCACCAAGCTGTTTACGAAGACTAGCGTATTCTTTACGCTGCGTCATATACAATCTCCAACCCCTTAGT